GCGGGAAGCCGCCGCGAAACACTACCGCAACGGGGGCATTTGTTCGGAATGCTCGCCGGTTTTGGTTGCGGTACTGGGGCCGCCCGCTATAGCTGAAAATCAGCCGGTAATTATCGGGGGCATTATCCAGCCGCGCCGCTTGTTTGGTGTAGTCAACAAACAACAAACGCGGGAAAGCTTGGGGAATGCCCAGCCGCTCCCATGCCACATCCGACAACACGTTAAGCCGAACCGCGCCACGTTCGCCGGATCGCTCGCACACCCGCTCAAAGTTAAGCAGCTCTCGCCCCAATTGATCGATAAAGCCAGACCGGTCTATGTGGAAAAATTCGGCCTTCCCCTGCCGCGAATCGCGCACACTGGTGAACCGCCCGCGCCCCTGCTCCGCTAGGCAATCCGCCATGCATCCGGCGGCCTTCGATCCCGGACACAAAACCGGATCAGGATAAAGCGATAGCCCAGCGTACCGAAACGGGGCCGCCGCGCCGGTCTTTTTCAATTTGGGGTTTGATCCCCGCGTATCCAATAGTTTCACAACAATCTCCCAAAGTGTCGCCGCCCATCGCGGCCCGATCACTATCGCATACCATACGGGCAAAAAAAAGCCCGCCGGATGGCGGGCTATCGGATCGGGTGCGGGCTATCCCGCTACCGAAATGGTTACCGGCTCGTCCGTGGCGCGGGCCCGCTCGGTCACAATGCGCAATTTTAAGGCGCGGACCGCGGCATGAATAAACCGCTCTAGATCATCAATTTCCCAGCCGCCGCCGTGAATCAAATCCGCGATTTTTTCCGCGTTCAAATCGGGGGTGCATTCGTTGCGGATGTAAAGATTCAGCGCAGGCCACTCGACATGAAGATCTTCGGGGTCTATAGAATTATCTTCTAAAAAAGCGGGGGCCTCCCAAACGTTAATGGATAGCTCGGAGGGCTCGACTTCGTAATCTTGCAAATGAAGGTTAAGTGTTGCCATTACTCGTCACCCCCTTGAAACGATTCGGTCCAAGATACAAACACCGCCCGCGCTTCATTGCGGTTCAGATCAAAATTGTCCTGAAGCCAACGCGGAGCGCCAAACATATTCATGACGCCCGACTCTCGGAGCGCGTCCAAACTGCTGAAATAATCGGAATGTAATGCCCCAGAAGCGAGGCGCTTTTCTGCTGTAGTTTCCATGAAACTTTCTCCCAAAGTGTGCGGCAGAATTACCGCACGGGGGAATGTATCGCATACCCCAGAAAAAGAAAACCCCCCGCAGGGCGAACCATACGGGGGGCACTTTGGGGAACAGGCTAGTCGTCTAACTCAAAAATGTTGAAGTGGACCCCATAGGAATTGGGCGAATCCTGATCCTCGTCCCAAACATATTCCTCGGAAACCCGTTGCTGGGCATCCTCGGGGCTATCCGCCTCTAAATAGAATACGTTAGTCTGAACCACTTCAACGCGATAGGCCGCCATCTCAAGCCGCCATCGCTACACGTTGCCAATCGGATCGGGGCAGATCCAAAACGCGCCCGCCCAGTTTCTGCCAATCGTCAACCGTGTCGGGGTCCGCCTGATGCGCTACCGCCGTCACCGCGTTCACCATGGTGGCGCGGGTTACCGGCTGACCGGCGTAGCCTGCCTGCCCGATAGTGGCGAGCAAGCCGTCCATCAAACTGGCGGTATCTTTTTTGGTGAGTGCCAGCACCTTACCCATAGCCTCGACAGCAGAGTGCGGCGAGCCCTCGACTTTATCGTCGTGAGCAGCTTTCATTTTTTCCAGCACTTCATCGAACGCCTCGCGGCTGGCGTAGGCCCTTGTTACATCCCGCATCTGAAGCGCCAGTGCATGGTTATCCGCATCTTTGGCTTCGTCAGTCAGCAGGCCCCAAGTATCGGCATCGCCACGCGCCCCAGTGATGTGGGATTTGCGGGTCCGTTTCTCGGTTTGCATCCCGTTCAAACAGGCCAGCGTCCAAAACATTTGGAACACGTTCACGCTACCGCAACCGACTTCGCTGTTAGACATACCAATGCCCAGCGCCATGATGTCGCCAACCGCCGCACCCTCACCCGTGATTACTTCAGACTTGAGCCGTAGATATAGGCGCTTATCAGTCACTTGACCGTTAACCACTTTCCACTGGGCATCGCTTTCCAGCAGTTCGGGCAGTGCGGACTGCAACAGGTGAACGTTATCGAACGTTTTGAATTTGTCACTAACAAATGCGCGGGCAGTGCCTGCTCGGTCAGAATGCTGAAACGAGCGGATCATCCGCACCGCCGGTTCTTTCTGCCAGATAGCGTTAATCAATCCATCAAACTCGGTGGAGTAATCCTGCTGTAACCGGCGGGCAGTCCGAACGTCGATACCCGCCCGCTGGCTGATCTGATCAAACGCCACCTCATTAGCGGCGAGAATCTGAGTCGGTGCCCCGCCAGACTGCTCCATGATGATCTGGCTGACCTTACTGCCATCGCCCCGATCACCGGTCATCAGTTGAAGTTGATTAGTGGGGGCCAGAAAATCCTGCGATCTGGCGGCTTGATCCTGCACCTGTTGAAGCAAGCGGGTCAGGGTGTTGTCTGAATTTTCAATCGTATGTTGCATGGTTACTTCTCCCAAAGTAGGCGGCGAATTGCCGCACCCGAACTATCGCATACCGGCGGTGAGGCGGCAAGTCCTCTTTTTAAAATTTCAATCGGTAAATTCTTCGCTGGATTTCAGAGTCCAGCAGGAATCGCCGTCATACTCGCGAATGTCCACAATTTCCATTTGGTCGCATCCGGGTTCATACCAATCGTCATGCACCCGTTCGTCGGCTCCAATGCTGGCGTTATACATATCGATAACGCGCTGATTAAAAACACGCTCGGCAATCTTTATCGCTTCCTCTTCCGAGGACGCCAAGATGTCAATCTTCGTATCCATCGAAACCCAACCGTGAACCTGATAGTGATCTCGCATTTCAATCGCAGGCCACAACTCAACGTCCGCCAGTGCCGCCGCGACTTCGTCGGCTCGGCTGTCCGGCTGTTCGTCTTCACTCGCCCCGCAGAGGCGGCACTCAAATTTTGATTGGTCCGCACCCAAGCTTTGTTTGGGCCGGATGTAATTAGTCTTGCATTCGCAATCCCAGTAATCGGGGTTGGTCACGGTGGCAGGGTCCTGCCCGTATTCCAATGTTGTCATGTTCACTCTCCCAAAGTGAC